TATGAAGACCGTACCCAACCGTTCGAAGGAGCGTCCGGGGTCGTTCACCCCTTACTCGCTGAATCTGTTACACAGTTTCAAGCCCAAGCGTATAAGGAACTTCTCCCCCCAAGCGGCCCCGTTCGTACCCAAGTTGTAGGACTCTCGACACCTGAAGTTCAAGATCAGGCGAAGAGGGTGCAGCAATTCATGAACTATCAGATTACTGATGTCATGCGTGAGTACGATCCGGACATGGACCAACTGCTGTTTTATCTTCCACTTTCAGGATCGGCGTTCAAGAAAGTATATTATGATGGATTATTAAAACGTGCGGTGGCAAAGTTCATTACCAGTGAGGATTTGGTAATCAACTACATGGCAACGGATCTGGAAAGTGCAGATAGAATAACGCATGTCATAAAGACAAACGGAAATGATGTAAGAAAGCAGCAACTGGGTGGATTCTACCGTGACGTGGAACTTCCAACAGGACAGACGGAGTCATCCGATACTGTTGATAAGGTTGATGAATTGCATGGTGTTGAAAAGAATTATTCATCCGATGATGACGAGCATGTCATACTGGAGATGCATGTTAATGCCGACATCCCCGGATTTGAGGACACGTCCGGCGTAAAGCTTCCCTACATAGTTTCAATAGACCAATTTTCAAGGACGGTTCTTTCCATAAGAAGAAACTGGAAACAGAATGATCCAAACTTTGTAAAGAACCACTATTTTGTACACTACAAGTTCCTCCCAGGACTGGGCTTTTACGGCTTTGGTCTAATACATATGCTAGGTGGATTGTCAAGAACTGCAACAAGTGTTTTGCGGCAGTTAATTGATGCAGGTACTCTTGCCAATCTGCCAGCAGGTTTCAAGGCACGAGGAATGCGTATACGCGACCATGATGAGCCTTTACAGCCAGGAGAATTTCGTGATGTGGATGTTACAGGAGTTTCAATCAAGGAATCACTATTACCACTTCCCTACAAGGAACCATCACAGGTTCTGTTTGCTCTTTTAGGATTTGCAGTTGACGCAGGAAAATCTTTTGCTGCGATTGCGGACATGAAAATGGGAGAAGGAAACGAGCAAAATCCTGTAGGAACAACACTTGCTCTTTTAGAGCGTGGAACAAAAGTCATGAGTGCAATACACAAGCGACTGCACTATGCACAGAAGATTGAATTCAAGTTACTGGCAAAAGTATTTCAGATTTATCTTCCACCTCAATATCCTTACATGGTTGTTGGTGGAAATCAGGAAATTAAGCAATCGGATTTTGATGACCGTATTGATGTTATTCCAGTATCCGATCCGAATATATTCTCAATGGCGCAGCGTGTTACGCTGGCGCAGCAGCAACTGCAATTGGCAAGTGCCGCACCGCAGCTTCATAATTTGCGCGAGGCATACAGAAGAATGTATGACGCGATGGGTGTTGACAACGTTGAAGCGATACTGAAGCCGGATCCGGAGATTCCGGAACCCATGAGTCCGGCAATGGAGAATGCCGGTGCAATGCGTGGAAAAGAGCCAAAGTCATTTCCAATGCAGGACCACATGGCGCATATGCAGGCACACGCCGAGTTTATGTTTACAAGAATGGTGCAGATCAATCCGCAGTTGTACGCTATGCTGCAGGCACACGTATCGGAGCATATCTCATTGATTGCGGGGCAACAGGTACAAGAAAAATATAAACAACAATTGCAACAGTTGCAGCAGCAAATGCAACAGGCACAACAGAATCTACAAGCAATGCAACAATTGCAACAGCAACAGGATCAATTAGTAAATCAGCAGGCTGCTGAACAGGCACAAATTGAAGCACAAATGACTCAACAACTGGCGCAAGACGAAGAGGCTAGAATGAAACGAGAAGCTCAAGATCCACTAATCAAGCTTAAACAGCAAGAAATTGACCTAAAGGCAATGGAAACGCAAATGAAATTGCAGAAGGACATGATGGTGGACGCTGAAAAACTTGACCTTGAAAGGGACAAGCTGGAAGCGGAAACAAGTATTGACTTGATGAAAGCGTCAGCAGATGTTAATAAGGAAGATTCCACGGAAGCAATGGCGCTTCTGAAAGAGAACATGGCGGCCACTAGGGAAGCCATGAAGAATGAAGTGGCTGAAAGGAAAAATCAATCAGCTGAAAGAATAGCAAGGGAAAATGCAAGATCAAAAGCAAACGGACAGAATAAAAAAACAACTTGAAAAACTTAGCACAGTGATGCAAAAGATTGAACAGGTAGCGAAGGAAGAGATAAGTTCCAATGAAGACTATTTGCAAGTTTGTGGTGCGTTGTTGGCAGTGACCCGCAACATGTATGTTGAGGCATTGGGCCCTTTTGACGCTTCACGAATGTTCGAGGCCGTTGCTCAAAGTTTTCATATCCAGGAAGAACTTATAGAATTTTTTCGGGAAGGCGAGAAACCAACCTTACATTAATGCCATTCAAGTCGGAAAAACAAAGAAAATACATGTGGGCTAAGGAGCCGGCAATCGCCAAGAGATGGACGGAAAAATACAGCGGTAAGCCCACAAAAAAAGGTGGACTTATTAACAAGAAAAAAGGAGGAACTGCAAATGCCAAAGGTAGGAAGTAAAAAATTTCCATACACTTCAGCTGGAGTGCAACAGGCACAGAAGCATGCGCGTGCCACAGGACAGAAGGTCAACATGGCCGGATACAAGAAGGGTGGAACAAAGAAAAAATATAAAGCAGGTGGAACGGTGAAGAAGAAAAAAGGTGGAATGATGAAGAAGAAATATCACCATGGAGGTCGAGTAAGTGGTGGTATGAAAGATAAACAATGTTAACAAGGAGGTCGATATGAATTTATTGAAAGATCTTTGGGGACATCTAAAGGAATGGAATGACTGGAAATTGAAGGATTGGATTAAATCCGGAATTGTAGTGATTATCGTTCTGGTGGTCCTTAAAGTAATAATTATAGGTGGATAATGGCTGAAGAAGGAAGAGATAAATATCTAGCTTCTAGGGCTCCTCGAGTAAGGAGGACGCATCCAGCACGTAGTGCACAGGCTCTTCGTACAAGTGGCGCCGGTATAGTCCATCGTGAAATGATGGACTTGCAGCGCCAACCTAATCTAGGCGGAGCGGATGTTGACAGGCTAAAAGAACTAAGACGCGACTGGAACAGGAACAGAAAATACACTGACGCCGGAATGTCGCTTGCTGGTGTTGTAACACCACAGGGCGCTCAAGATGCATTCATGCGTAGTACGGAAGATTTTCGTCAGTTAAACAAGCCCGCTTACAATCAGATGTATCCACTTACAGGTGGATTTATGGATTATGCGGATAAAGGTGGAATATGGGGTGCGATGCTTTCAGAACTGGCTGGAAAGACAAAGAAGAGAATTAAGGATTTTGGTGATTCGGCTTATAGTGGTATTACTAGTGCTCTTGCAGGTGATACACCCGAGGAAAAAGCTGAATACGTAGCAAAGACATTTGGACCACACCTCGAAGATGTTCCATATGGAGGACCACCTCCGTATGAGTATGAAGGACCATGGCCACATCCAGAAGGGGAACCTTCATTGGTACCTGAAGAACTAACACGTGAAGAAAAAATTCAAGCATTAGTTGATGAAGAGCAAAAAAAGATCGATAATTTTGAAACAACAATCTCTTCGGATATTTTAGACGATGCAATTGAAAGTCAATGGGGCGCACAAGAAAAGCAAGACGACTATTACTCTAAGAGTAACCAAGGAGAAATGGTATTTGCCGATGTACCAGACGAATGGGCTGAGCCACTTTCTTTTGACGAAGGAAGGGAAGATTATATTAGAAGACAAAACGAGTATGTATCTCCAGTTTCAGCTCCTCTGGGAATTCCAAATCCACAAGGAGATTTTGATAAATTTCAGGAATATCCGTACCCGGAAATAGGAATAGAATTTGGAGGGGAACCTATACCACCAATTATACCTTATAACGATTCAGCAAGGGAGGCAGGAATTATGAGAGCTATGCGAGCTCCTTATACACGAGAGAATTATTCCTTACCGTTTCCCCCAAGAGGACCCCACGATCCATTTAACCCTGATCAACAAATATTTGAGAACGAGGAAGAATATCGTGCGTGGCTTAGAAGAAAAAGGTTGGGGTACTAAAAATGGTGTGGGTACAAGGACCTAATTATGGTGGCCCAACCACTGCTGGAGCCACTCATGGTGGAACACCATATTCTTCTGGTAATGGTGGATCAACGACACCTGATGGTGGACCAAAAGGTGAAACAGGCGGAACAGGCGAGCATAAGTTTGAAAAAAAGCTTAGAGAATTAGAAGCAAAAGGAGAAGGGAACACTGCGGCGGCTCAAGTATTAAAGGATTATGTTAGTGGAATTCCTGATGTAAGAAGGGAAAAATTGGGATTAGGACCATCAACCCCGACAACCCCAGCAGCAACCCCTTCAGAACAGCAGGCTTGGGAGTCAATGACTGAACTAGAAAGAATACAGCAATTAGCTTCCCTGGAAGCAGGTCAGGAAAAATACGCTAAAAGCTGGGAAGGAAAAGAATTTATTAGAGTAAATAAAGAAAAAGGATTTACAGAAGAAGAAATACTGGGGAGCGCTGCATGGCGTGACCAGTTTGGAATGCCCAGCATTGTTACAACGGCATATGGGGGGGATCCTATTATGACTGGAAAAAGGACTGATGAATATGATCAGAAAATAAGCCCACAATATATATATACCGGACTGGGAAAGTCGTTGATGGACCAGTACCAAGGTCAAACGGACTTTGATTACGGAACAGCGAAAGATGCCTACTGGGACGAACGCACTGCGCAGGATCTGGCAAAAACTGACCAATCGGCGACGTCGTATTGGGATAGCGGTGGCGGCGGTGGCGGTGGAGGCACCGGATATTACGGAGACCCACGAAGAGGAAATCCAGTTGAGCAAATGGCGAACTACTATACCCCACAGGCCAACTTGCAGCAGGCGATGATTAACGTGCATAGTACACAGTTCGCCAAACGCGGTGGAATAGTAAGTTTACTGAGGTTAAGCTAATGTTTGGATTGCCCGTTGAAATGGTCACAATGCTAGGGTCCTCCCTTCTGGGTGGTTTCATGACCATCTGGGGACAGTCGATCAAGGCGAAACAGGCGGAGCAGAAGATGCTTCTCGCACGCGGAAAATTCCAGATGGACGCGATTGAAAAGGCAAGACAATATGATAACAAAGGATTTACATGGACAAGGAGGATAATCGCGCTGACGGCGGTATTCTTCATAATCGTATGGCCAAAGATAGTGCCGGTCTTCTTTGACGTATCGGTATTTCTCACATGGACGGAGTTCAGTAGAGGTTTCTTGTTCCTCATAGAGCAGAAGGAAATGCTTGTTGACAGGCAGTTCGCCGGTGTTGTCATAACGCCAATGGACACGCACCTTATGGCTGCGATCGTCGGATTGTATTTTGGTGGAAGTTTGGTTAAAAAATAGTTGTAATTAAATTAAAATAATATATAAAGAAAAAAAGGAAAATTAATGAAAGAAATGATAAAACCCCCTTTTATATGGGGAATAGTGACTGGATCTATAGTATTGCTAATCGTTGTTTTTTGGACAGGATGGGTAGTGACAAGTAGTACTGCCGAAGAAGAAGGTAAGAAAATGGCTAAAGAAGTTGTCCTAGAAAATCTTGTACCGATCTGCGTCGCACAGTATCTTAAGGACCCCAACAAAGTTGAGAGGTTCGCGGAACTGAAAGAGAAAAGTTATTGGCAAAGAGATGAATATGTGGAAAAAATTGGCTGGTCAATTATGCCAGGAGCTAAATCCTCTGTTCGTGGAGTTGCCGATAAATGTGAAAAACAGATTATCGAAATTGAAAATAATTAATGGAAGATACTACCGCTATTTACCTGATCCTAAAGAGGGTTAGGGAGCGCAAGGAACAGATAAAAACAGTTATCGCCAATGGCATTCACAGCTGGGACGTGTACAACAAAACGGTTGGTGAATTCAAGGCTTATAACATAATGGAACAGGAAATACAGGACCTGCAGAAAAAAGAAGATGGAGATACCGAAACGTAGATTCGCCCTGGAAGAAAAAGACTTATCCATAGAGGCGGATGAAAATAACAAAATTGCGGAAGAAAAGGAAAACCGGTTTGTTGCAAAAATACAACAGGAGGCCCTTAATGAGATTAAGCATCTGCCAACAGATAAAATTTTAGATAGATTACCAAATCCCACAGGATGGAGAATACTCGTTCTGCCATACAAGGGGCAAGGAAAGACAAAGGGTGGAATAATATTGTCTGATGAGACAATCGAGGAGCGGGGCTATACAACAGTTACAGCATTAGTCTTGAAAGTTGGGCCAGATGCATACAGAGACACAGAGAGATTTCCAAACGGACCATGGTGCAAGAAAAACGACTGGATTATATTCGGTCGCTACGCCGGATCCCGTTTTGGAATAGAGGGTGGTGAAGTGAGAATACTTAATGATGACGAGATAATCGCCGTGGTAAAGGACCCGGAGGATATCTTGCAATACAAATAACAGGAGTAAATTATGCCTGCAGAAACCAAGGTACAAACACAGGCCGAGGCGGATGAAAAAATGGTCGATATCCCCAATGAGGGATCTTCCGTTGATGTTGAGATAAAGGATACCCCAACAGCTGTCACGTCAGATAATGACAGTATAATAGATGTGGGGGAAAAGGAAGTAGTTGCGGCCTCAGAATCCGAGGTTGAGGACTACGGCAGGAAAGTTCAGTCACGAATTGACAAGCTGACCAAGAAATTAAGGGAAACAGAAAGACGAGAACAGGCTGCCATTCAGTATGCACAAGGAGTGCAAGGTGAATCACAGAAAATAAGACAACAGGCCCAGGCGTTGGACCATGGATATGTTGCTGAATTTGGTGACCGTGTGGCATCGCAGATTGCTGAAGCCAAGAAGTCATTGAAGGACGCGATGGATCTAGGGGACGTTGATAAACAGGTTGATGCACAGGCTCAACTTAGCCGTTTGGCTATAGAAGAGGACCGTGCGGCATCCCACAAGGCCCAAAGGGAGAGATTGGCTCAGGAAATGAGGGCAAGGGGGGTTGACCCACGTCAACCACAAATGCCCCAGTACCAGCCACCACGGCCACAAGCGCCTCCTCCGCCGGATCCAAAGGCAGAGAACTGGGCTGAAAAAAACAAGTGGTTTGGGGAAGATGAACCAATGACCTTGACATCCTTCTCAATTCATCGTAAACTGGTTGAAGAAGGATTTGACACCACATCCGATTCGTACTATAATGAAGTAGACAAAAGGATGAGGGATACATTTCCTCATAAGTTTGAACAAGGTTCACCGCCTATGCAGGCAGTTGCCTCTGCAAACAGAGGTATGCCAATCAGGCGCAAAGGCACTGTGCGACTCACACCATCACAGGTAGCCATTTCAAAAAAACTAGGTGTGCCACTAAGCGAATATGCGAAGTACGTGAAGGAGTAGGCATATGGAAAATATAAAAGAAAA